CGTCTGCAAATGCAGGTTGCATTGCTTCAACGAGTTTATCAAAAATCTTTTTACCGTATTTGTATAGGAAGACCTTACCCTCATTCTCAGGGTGTGCAGGATCACTCACAACGTAAATGTTAGAGTAGTAAGAAAGTTTTCTCTTCTGTGCTCGTGCTTGTGCACGTTCAGAAGAACCCTCTCCTGCAGCGTTCCAGAGTTCAGTATTGTATTCTGAAACAGGGTCTTGTTTACCAAGAGTTGTCAATGAGTTTTCAATATACCATTGACCACCAGGACCTTTGAAGGCATGAGACCAGATCTTAGCGAAAGGAAGTTCCTCTCCATCAGGTGCGGGCAAGAATCTGATAACAGCATAACCGTTACCTGACTTGTCCAATTCTGGTTTCCAAAGACGCTCGTCTGCGCCACTGTTACCTTGAGCAGGTTGGTTTAGTTTCTCGATCTCCTTAGTCAATCTAGCAAAAGTATTTCCAGTGCTAGATGCTTTCTTAAGTGATGCGAAAGACATAATCGTATTCTCCGTTTTAGTGTGTAAGTTGTTTGTATACTACTGTGTAATCGTAGCATAGTATATAGGTGTTGTCAAGCGGGGCAAGTTGGAGGTGGAGGAAGTTTAGGAAAACGCAATCGCTTTTTCCATTTCTCTATGAAATCTTTTAACTTCTTATCCATAGTAATTTACTTCGTAATCAAGACCATCATCTTCTGGTTGCCAATCAGTATCTTCTGGAAAGTCATAAGGACCGTCTAGTTTCTTTTGATGTTCTCTCTCATCTAGAACCTCATTGATAAGATCTTTTAATTCTACTTTGAGTGCGTCAGATATAATATTAATTTTCATAGATCATCCCTCTTTGCTGCTGCCTCTAGTGTAGCAACCATTGCATTCATACACTCGATTAGGTCCTCATATCCAAACGCATTAGTTAAAGCATTGACTCTGTTCTTCATATCTGCTGCTTCTTTATCTTCTTTAGATGCTAGACACAACCTTGTATAGAAAGTCTTTTGTTTATCAATGAGTGTTTTACAATCTTCAATGTGTTCTAGTTTCTCTTCTTTATCCATGATTCCTAAACGTACTGTCTCTGATGAAATTTCTTTGTAAAAATTAAAGATTGATTGTAGATCTTCTTGGACTTGTTGTGACTCGAAAAATTTACTCATAACTTTGTTTTAATAGTATCTAAGATTACCGATTTATACTCTTGACAATTTAATTTTAGAAATGGTTTATACTTCATGACCTTCATTCGGGTATCTTTCCAGATAGGATCTGACAAAGTTTTATCAAAATTTTCAACGAACCCTAAACATGTTTCAAATACAACCAATGTTTCTAATGAGATCTCTCCAGATAGATAGTGTCTCATGATTTTTGGA